AAATAATGGTATAGGATTAGCCGCACCCCAAGTTGGCGTCATGAAAAGATTGTTCATCATGGGTAATAGTAACAAACTTTTTGTTTGCATCAATCCAACTTTAATATCAGGCGGTGAGAGTTATCGTGACATAGAGGGCTGTTTGAGTTTTCCTGACTTATGGCTTCATGTAAGCAGGTATAAACAGATACAGGTACACTACCAAGATATAACAGGACAAGTTGTAGAAACAGTACTAGACGGGCTCATTGCTAGAGTATATCAACATGAGCTTGATCATCTTGATGGGGTTTGTTTTGATACACGGGTTGGTCCGGTAAGTCTAGATTTTGCTAAACAGAAAAGAAAGAAGAAATTAAGGTAATCTTTTTACAAGAGTAATAGATTTTCTCTTGGTTCTACGTTTGTTAAATTCTGTGATACTGACTACTGGTCCATGTACAATGTGCAAGCTTTTATTATTAAAAGTCCTTAAATAGGGTCTAAAAAGTCCCCACTCATCCTTAAGAAAGATGTTTATGGGTATTTGACGATTGCTTTCCCACCACCAAACGTCACCCAATTCTAAAAACTTTTCTTTCAATTGCAAGTCTACAATTGCACCGTAATCATAGATAGTAGTACAATTATCATCACGATTTTGCATTATTCCAACGTAATCCTGATTGGCAAAACTAAGGACCGTAATGAACGGGTGGTTTTCGCTTAATTTTTTAAAAAACTCTTTTGAAATCATCGTAATAAATCTGTATTATTTACTCAACCTCACCCTTTTTGTATTTAATTTTTTACACTAAATATTATATAGGAGCGATGTCGTGACGGTTACTAATGTAGGATATTCAACAGCAGTATTTTTATATACCCAACGTCAGATTGTCGTCCTATTATCAGGTAACAGTCCGAGGGCCTTTATGCCAGTATATGCTAAAACACTCAATCTACACAAAGGTGTAGATAATAAGATACAGTTTCAATTCTTAAATCAAGAACAGAAACCCGTTGATATCACAGGTAAAACAATTACTTGTCGTATCATAAACTATAACGGCACTGAGATTTTAATTACTAGAGCGTTGACACTAGAATTACCATTGACAGGAATTGCATATCTACATTTAAATGCGGCTGATTTGGAAGACATTAATGCACAAAAATGTTATTACAGTTTAGAAATTCCAGTTGGTGAATTTGATTATCCAGTATTTGTTGATCCAGCTGCTGGGGCCCGAGGTGATATTAATATATTGAATAGTGTGCTTCCAAGTTTTGTTCCAAGTGAAATTGTAACCATACCTACAGGACAGCCATTTCCAAATCTTGATCCAACCAACAGTTCAACCAATCCATTATCAAATGCTAACACATATTATACTAGTATAATCAATACACAAGATAATCCTATATTGACACTACAGGCACATTACACTGAATTTAATGGAGACGTGACCATACAAGGTTCTACAACTCAACTAAATGCAGATTGGTACGATATTACAACCGAAGAATACAGCAATTTGAATTCTACAAAAGGTTACACTGTAAGGGGCTTTCATCCATTTGTTAGAATGGTATTCACTAGCAACGCCGGTGTAGTCACAAATATTTTGGCAAGATAAGTTACCAATAGTATTTGTTTTTGTGCAACACTCTGTTATAATTACTGAGTGTTTGATATTCTCACAGTAGTTCCAGGCAAGAAGAAAACAACGCAAAGCGGATGGCACAGCTTTAATGCTGTATGCTGTCATAATCGCGGACATAAAGCCGATCGTCGCGGTAGAGGCGGTATAAAATTTGACGGTGATAACTGGAGCTATCATTGTTTCAATTGTGGATTTAAATGTACATTTACCTTAGGTAGAAGCTTTTCTAAAAACTTAAGGCAGTTTTTAGATTATTGCGGAATAGATAAAGATCAAATCAATAAGTGGAATTTCGAAAGTCTACAACAAAAAGATTTAATTGAATATATTAAGATTAAAAAAGAAAAGAAGAAAATTAAATTTAAAGAATGCACATTGCCGGATGCTGATTTACTTGACGACAGTAATGAAAGTCATAAATCTTTCATTGATTACTTAAGCAGCAGAAAAATAAACTATAAAGATTATCCATACATGGTAACTCCTAAAGCAGAAGGGAGACAAAGTAACAGAATTATCATACCATACACTTACAACAATAAAGTAGTAGGTCATACTAGCAGATATCTAGATAACAGAACCCCAAAATTTATTAATGAACAACAGCCTGGATTTGTATTTGGAATAGATTTACAAAAAGAAGAATATAGTGTCTGTATAGTAACAGAAGGAATATTCGATGCCCTCAGTATTAATGGCTGCGCCTTGACACACAATACTATAAGTCCTGAACAAGCAGATTTATTGTTACAGCTTAACAAAAAAATTATTATTGTTCCCGATCATGATGTTGCTGGGTTGAGTATTTGCGATAAAGCTTTGGATTATGGTTTTTTTGTAAGCATACCTAATTGGGCAGATGAAATAAAAGATGTGAATGATGCTGTAGTAAAATATGGTAAAGTTGCTACATTACTAAGTATCTTACAATCAGCTACTAACAGCAAAATTAAATTAGAATTAAAGAGGAATAAACTTGTCAAAAGATTACAAAATTGATTACAATATTGATGTGCAAGTAGTTTTCTTAAGAATGATGGTAACAAATGCTGAACTATTTACCAGAGTTCTTAATATAATAAAGCCAGAAAATTTTGATAGAAAACTGCGCCCGGCAGTTTCATTTTTAATTGATCATAGTAAAAATTATAATGTTCTTCCAGAACCTATTCAAATAAAGGCTGCATGTCAGTTAGACATTGATCCTATTGAAGATTTGGATGACGGTCATTATAATTGGTTCCTTGAAGAATTTGAAAAATTTACACAAAGACAAGAACTTGAGAGGGCTATTCTTAAGAGTGCAGATCATCTTGAGAAGGGCGAGTATGGCCCTGTAGAGAAACTGATCAAAGACGCTGTTCAGATTTCTCTACAGCGCGATATGGGTACAGACTATTTCGCTGATCCTCGCGGCAGATTGATGCTACTAAAGTCTAATAATGGACAAAACAGCACAGGCTGGCCTACATTGGACAGCAAGTTATATGGTGGTTTCAATCGCGGAGAACTACAAATCTTTGCAGGTGGTTCAGGATCAGGTAAGAGTTTGTTCATGCAAAATCTAGCAGTAAACTGGACACAAGCAGGACTTAATGGCATCTATATAACACTAGAATTAAGTGAGGGCTTATGTAGTATGCGTATCGATAGCATGATGACTGATACGAATACAAAAGAAATATTTAAAGACATCGATAATGTTGAAATGAAGGTCAAAATGATTGCTAAAAAGGCAGGTGGTTTAAGAATAAAGTACATGCCTGCACAAAGCACAGTCAACGATATACGTGCATATTGTAAAGAATTACAGGTTCAGACTGGGTTCAAACTAGACTTTTTATGTGTAGATTATTTGGATCTAATTATGCCCGTGACAGCAAAGGTCAGCCCTAATGATTTGTTCATTAAAGACAAGTATGTTAGCGAAGAATTGAGAAATCTGGCTAAAGAATTGAATGTCATATTCGTCACAGCAAGTCAGCTAAATCGTAGTGCAGTTGAAGAAATTGAGTTCGATCATAGTCATATCGCAGGTGGTATCAGTAAGATCAATACTGCTGATAACGTGTTCGGTATCTTCACAAGTCGTAGTATGAAGGATCAAGGTCGTTATCAAATTCAGTTAATGAAGACACGCAGTAGTTCGGGTGTAGGACAGAAGATTGAACTAGCATTTGACCGTGAAACTTTAAGAATTACCGATGACGGGGAGCAAAATAAGCAGGACAAACCACAACCTACAGCACTGGAAATAATGAGCCAAATTAAGAACACTGCACAAATATCTACGGTTCAAGAGGGTCAACCAGAAGTGCGTAAAATAGCCGGGGACGCACGGGCTGCGGATCTAAATCGTATGCTTAACAATATACGCAATAAACAATAATCCTAGATAAATATATAATAGGAATATTACAATGCAAAAGCGTACCCGAAGCCTTTTAGAGGAATTGGAAGCTATTGGATCTAACCGTGACATCAATCATGTCATAGAAAGTAGAGCTAATAACATTATAACAAGTGCTATTAACTTGTTAGAACTTATTAACAAAAAGTTTCCAAAAGATAAGGCAGAAATATTAGAGAAAAAACTACTCAGTTCTATTAAAGGCAGGGATCAGAAACGCTTTTCTAAGTCATTGAGGGCTAAAAATGACTGAGTACGAAAAGCTTAATAAGGTATTTGAAGAAATACTACAAGAAGATGATCGTATGGGTCTTGATCCTAGAGTTATTGCTAGCAAA